TTACTTTTCTTCGACAGGTTGAGTGTCATTCACGTTGTCTTGAACTTTTGCCTTACCGTCTGGGGCAGAAATAGGTTCTTCTTGCCCCAACTTGTCCGCTTTTTCTTCTAGATTTGTGGTAGACGTTAATGGGGACTTTTCATAAGCCGTTTGGACGGCTGATTCAATTGATTTGACATCAACATTAGTAAAGCCTTGCTTGGCAAGTGCATCTTGTACAATTGCCGTTGCTTGGGCGAACTTAGCGTCACCGGTTAGATTTTTGCTTACTAAAGAATTGACTGCCGTATTAGCGACCTGTTCAATGAAGCTCCACAGTTCCTTTGATTGTGCTGTTTTGGCATGTTGAGCCTTGCTGTGTAGTAGGTTCTTCCCGGCGTTCATAAGATAAAAAATAGCGGTTGAAATAACCGCCGTAATTACATATTCCGGAATTGCGTTAATAATTTCATTCATTATTTGTCACCCTTCTTAAATACTTCATGTTCTAAATTGGAAATCCTTGTATTTCGTACTTTTGCCTCACCAATATGCTCCTCAAAGCGATCTTCTAGTGAATCAACCCGATCGGCTGTCCGATTGGCTGTTGATTCAATCGAATCCATTGTGTGACTTAGGTTATCAATCTTTACAATCAGATCCTTTACCACATTTGACAGCTTTTCAGTTCCATTCTTAATTGCTAAGTTAAGCAACCAAATCAAGAATCCACCAACGATTGAAAAAATAGTTACGATTGCCAACAGCTCATCCCACGAATACCCCGCAATGCTATGCATGTATTCACCTCCAATCTACAAAGATTATTTATGATATAATATGTTTACAGATAAAGATTACATCGTGTGTAGTGAGTATTTTCCAGCTCACAAGCCGGTGTGGGTGGATGCCTTTTTGGCACCTGCCTTTTTTATAGCCGCCCATAATAAAAGCGTGCGATTGCGTTAAATTTTTAACGCTTTCGTACGCTTTTTACTATGTATTGTGTATTTCTTCGGCGACTATGTGTTAGCTATATCCAGCTATCTAATTTACTATCTAGGCAACCGTAGCTGGTGCCACGTAATCCTTACTAGTAATTTGCTTGTACTGTTCTGGTGTGATTACCAAGTTCACGTAACCTTCAATGGGGTTATGCATGGCAAACATTAACTTAACAAAATCTAACATAATTAGTTACCTCCATTTTCTTTATTGCTTGTAGCGATTACTTTTGCAACCTGTAATCCTAGAGTATTAACAGATTCTTTAAGTTGGTTATTTTCAATTGTAAGCTGTGCCACTCGCAAGCCAAGGGCATTCATAGCCTGTGCACTTTCACTTGGTTTAATGTTAGCTTGTTGCTGGGCGATTGATGCCGCTACTTGTTGCTGGAACGTTGCATCGTCCATTCCACCAACCCACTCAGTGCCATTGAACTTTTGATAGCTCTTAGTTGGATCTGGCGCTACCGTTGTCGTATATGGCGGTAAATTATTTGCATCTGCAACTTCAGTTTCAGCTAATAGATACCCGTAATGTTGATCATACATAAATGCTTTCATCTTACTTTACCTCCTTTTATGATTCATACTTAGTTTGTACGACTGTCCATTTGTCCCATACACCGCCAACATGAAGTCGCATGAACATCCAGCCACCACTGCTAAAAATTAACTGTGTGTTAACGCCGTTGCTATTTCCCAGCTGGATAAGGTAGCCCCATGCAGTTGTGTTTTGCATTGCTTTAGGCCAATTACTATTCGCTGGCACCGTGCTATCACTCCAAAAGCCAAAATTATGCACTCCCGCACTGACATTATTAAGATCAGGATTATCTTTCCCGATAAAGTTGCCAATTTGCAGTGTATTACTATTCAGCGTGTTTAATTGATTATCTTGATCAATATTTTCATTAAGTAGTTTGTTAAAGTTTTCAGCAATCTTTTCTGCACCTAAGTCCATACCAGTAAAGATGCTTGCAATATCATTTGCTGTTATTGCCATTAATTATCATTCCTTTCCCTTATAATAAAGAGCCTTGTAGCCTTCAAAGACTCCAAAGCTCTTGTCTGGTAGTTGTTTCATTGTTAAGCCATCGCTCATCAAGTTAAAGCTGTTAGCGATTTCAATCGTGCTCATCCCGTTAGCTGAACTAATCACTTTTGCCGGTAAAATTTGTCGATTGCCACCACCGAACATACCCTTGGGTTCCGTTCCAATCGGAACTAACCCTAATGCATATTCAAGGTAGACTAATGACACCGTTGTCCCAGCAGTTAAGCTAACTGGCACCTTAACTTGAATCCCCCGAGTTTTAACCGTCAGATTTGCCCTTGGACTTTCACGGAAGCCATTAAAGGACGCCACTGACAAATTATAAGCAGTGTTGGGAGTTAATCCCGTTACTTGATACTGCTTATTGCTTACCGTAGCAATTAGCTGGTCGCCATTCCTGATTCGATACTGCATTCATCATCAGTCCCAACTTAGGTCAACACTATTAGCAGTAACGTTCTTAGCAGCTAAATTATTCACGTTAACCAGCGCTTCGTAAACCGTTAAGCTAATCACTTTAGAGACCTTTTCGCCAATCTTTGCGGTAATGGTTGCCGTCCCTGGAGCAATTGCTTTGACGTTCCCCGCACCATCAACCGTTGCCACTTGCGGGTTTGATGAGGTCAATACTGCTGCACCGTCAGTTTCATTAGCTTGGGTAATCGTAACGGTAACCTTAGCGGTTCCACCAACTTCAAGTGCTGTCTTATCAATTGCCAAGGTAATACTTTGAACCGGAATAGCACTTGTCTTAACCGTGATCACGTTCGACTTAGCACTTTCTCGCAAACCATTATAGGAACTTACAGCGAAGCGATAAGTTGAGTTAGCTGTTAAACCAGTAACGGTGTATTCTTTCTTGTTTTCAACTTCGGCAACCTTCTTCAGTTCACCGTCCGTTCCAACGCCTTGATAAATATAGAATTTCATTAACTAATCCCTCCATAGTAACCGTTGCGTGTGTTCATCAATATAGACCGCCCGGAGGTCGGTTGGACTCGTTGGCTTCGAGAAGTAACCCGTGTTCGGTGATAAGTAAGAATTACCTTCTCCATCACCTGCTTGGGCTTTAGCGTCATCAATCGGCATTCCCAAGTCAACCTTGATGGTTCGGTTACCATCAATCAGATACCAAGCACCAAATTTGAAATGTGGTACGGCATCAAGATAGAAGTTCCGGGGAATTTTAACCTTAATCGTGTTTGCATCCGGGTATTCCGCAATGCAATTAATCAGCTTAGTGTTTGTTTGCCCGAAACCATGACTAGTTTTTCCTAAGCCATCCCGTTCAGTTCCGATAGCGTCTTCGTAGTACAGCACTGCTGGACGTAGTGGGTGTTCACATTGATTATGTTTAATCTCAATCGTGTAGCCATACAGGAAGTCTTCCAGACTGTCCGCACTCAGCAAGGATGAATTCCGTTCCGCAACTAAGCCCATATCAGTGTTAATGCTAATGACATTCTGCTCATCTGGTGTTTCGTCCTTGTGTTTGACTCGGATATTCCAGTAAGCCCCGTGACCATCGTCGTAGTTATCCCAACCATGTGTGATTGCAAGGTCACCGTCCATTAATGCCGTGTACTTCTGCATCGCATTAACGGTGGCAAAGTGGAATGGTCGGTCATGGAATTGGGCCTGTTTAAGAATCTCTTGAATCTGCTTCGCCATTGTTAGCAGCGAAGAATACTTCGCCATCAATCCCTCTTTAGGATCATCAACCGCATTAAGAGCATCTTGCAGGGATTGCTTATACTTCGCTAACCATTCCAAGAAGTCCTTCTTCGTATCATTGCCAAGTTCAGTCAGCATCTTGTTAGTATCGTCAACAATTTTCTTTAGTTGCTCGGTATCAACATCAGCTTCATCTTGAAGCTTCTTCAAAATATCGTTGAACTCATCAATAACCGACTTAGCATGTTTTCCCATGCGAGCGTAGAAATTGCTTCCCATAACCACTAACAAGATATTAACGGTTGATACAATCTTGTCGTCAGGACTAATAAAACTAAAGTAAGCTTGTTCCCATTGACCGTCACATTGGAAAATGTTTGCATCAAAGTAAAGAGTAATTCGACCAGTCTTAATCATGTCGAGCTGTTGTGAATCATCCATATTCATGTACGACCGAAAATCGTTATGCTGGAAGTCGGTACCTTGAAACATAACCCGCCAACCAGTCATATCTTGTGGAATCGAATTAGAGTACACCCACAGCTTGATATAACTATCAACATCACCAACACGCCCCTTAAACTTATCTGTAATATCAATGGTTTCATCTTGATCACGTAATAAGTCTACCGGAATATATTGATTTAATTTTGCTAATTGTGTTGCCACTATTTTTCACCTCCTCCTAGTTGGTTTAATGCTTCATCGCTCAATCCTAAAGTACCGGTCAGATTATTTTGTTTCTTATCTAAACCGTCAATAGCATCACCAATGATTGTAAAGTTCTCAATTAACTGTTTACGCAGTTCTTGACCGTCTAGCGACAAGTCATGAATGTGTAGTCTGTCCTTTATCGCCATTTGTATCTTCCCCTTCTTCCGTACTCAACTTTAATTTTCCATCGTCACCAGCAGTTAAAGTGTAGACTTTCCCGTTAGGAGAACGCAGTTGTACTCCATTAGTAGGGATATCATCAGCAGTAACCGGTGGATTAATTTCGTGTGACTTACTACCACTACTACCGTTACCACTATGAATAGCCGTTCTTGCGGCACTATCTCGATTACTCCATTCATCAGGGCCAAAAATCTTATTGCCAAATGTGATGGTATCGGTTTGAGTGGTCGTCGGGTCCTTATACTGAGTGAAGCTCTGAATACGCACATTCACGTCAATTCCAAAGCGGTCACGTAACCAGCCATTGTTGCCAATTGCAATTTCGTTATTAATCCCACTCAAATTGTTTTTGAAGCTTACCCAATCCATTGTGTACTGAACATCTGGATAATCGTGGAGTTGAGCCTTCATGGCATCTTTTAAGGCATTTTCATCTGTGATTGTGTCACTGGTAAACGGGTCCGCCCAGATTTTGCCCCATTTCTTGTCGTCTGCCATTGGACTATCATATTCGCCCTGACAAGTATATTGGGGTTGTTGGTCAGTCGTATCGGTTGTTGATGAATCATCAGAATCACCACTGCCTTGAACCTTAGCCGCCATTTGTGCATTTCTTACACCAAAAGCAGGTGGCCACGCATTAATTGCTTGAATAACTGTTCCCCGTTCCGGGTTAGCTGCCATTTCAAGTGTGTTACTATCAAGGGCTAATGCAACGTGGTAGGTTGAGCCTCTCGCACCCCAAAAGAGCATATCGCCCTCTTGATAAGGCGGACCAACTACTTGACCCTGATATTCTTCGTAAGTGGTTGGCTGGTGCATTGGAATACCAAAATGATTGTAGACATAAGCGACAAATCCAGAACAATCCCAGCCACTCGGTGAACTACCACCCCAAACGTAAGGTGTTCCGGCATACTGGCGAGCAAATGAAGCTACTGCCCCACTACCACCGCTAGAATCACCGCCAGTGTTGTCTTGCTCAATTTCTTTACCAGTTCCCTTAATAGCTGTCTCGATTGTGGTGTAGTCCTCGCTAACCTGAATCTTTGAAGCATTAACCTTATCAATAAAGACAAACGAATTATCTTTACCAATCTTGTTTGCTAAGTGAATTGTCGTATTGTCGAACCAGAACTCAATGCCAAAAGCTTCAGCAATTGAATTAAGTACATCATCACCATGTGCATTACCTAAGGTATCGGAGCCAAAATCATGATCGCTAATGTTACCGTCAATTGAATAACTGAACTTACTTCCTGATACTAAAAAATCACAGCAAGCCTTTAATGATTGACTACCTGTGATTGTGTTATCTAAATATAAATCGTGTAAGTCATGAGCAATATGAATGGTTGTCACGGCATACACTCGGTAATTGTTGGTTGGAACCGGGTTAGAAGTAGCGATGCGGTACTGTTGACCTGTTGTCGGGTCAGTAATAATTGCCCGGGGAGCAATCATCTTTTCAGCTACTTCATTATCTTCATTAGCAACAAAACTAAAGTTAAGTGTCGGATACGATTTTAGCGTATCAGTAACGGCTACATCATAAGCATGTACTGCTGTTACATCTCCCGCTGGTGAGCGAATTGGTAAGCTAATCACATAATCATCTCCCTAGTAATAAAACCGAGTATCAAACTTAATCGTGAAGTTACTTGCACCATCAAGGTGTAGCTTGTTAACTCCCGTTACAAAATCTAAAAAGCCGTGATTACCAGCATCGTAATTTTGTGTGCCGTTAACCGTTGGCATTACGCCCTCAATAGTTAACTTGTCGTTAGCTGTGAGAGCGTTTTTATATTGAAATGATTGTCCCGTTGTCTGATTAGTCAGCGTAATACCATTCGAAGCGGTCCCTTGAAATTCAATCTTAACTGGGTGCTCTTCTGCTGTGAGTTTGATAATCCCGGCATTGAGAAATTCAAAATCATTTTGATTAGTAAAAGTATATTGCCATTCATTCCGAAATAGTCCCATACCTAAACCGATTCCTTTACCAGTGCCTTTATCAAACTCTTGGGTTGTATAAGAACTCTCGGCATATCCAGTCGGACAATCTAGGTTAATATGCACGTTAGATGCCCGCCAGAATGAATTATCACGGCTAACGCTAACTGGTTCAGCATAGACCTTCCAGCGAATTTCCTTATTAGCGGTGTCATAAACATAGAATGCTTCATGACTTTGGAGCATTCGATTAAGTTTCATTCGTTGCAGAAACAAGTCGTTAGAATCAATTGCCAACACATTCAAAGTTAACGGAATAACTAGCTGTTGTGCTTGAACACCAGTCATTAAGTCTCCATACTGCCCGACTTGCTGGTAGTTGTAATTGTAATTAGTCGTTGGTACATCAAACTTCTTTACCCGGAAACCAAGCTGATCTAAATCAAAAATAGTTCCATCGAGTTTCTGAAAAATTATTGTACTCACTAATAGACACCTCCCAGCGGTTGTGCACCTCCGACAGGAATAGCCCCGCCGTTAGCTTGAATATTGATTTCATGACTTCTAATTGCTCGCCAAGTAGCATAAGTAACGTGACCGATTGTCTTACCATCAACGTTCATGACAACGTTTAAATTACCGTCAATTTTTGCCGAACGACTAGCTACTGAACTAGCAGTACGCACTTGATTAGTTCCCTGATTGATAACCGGAACTAAATTATTAGCGCTGTTCTTAGCTGATTCAATCAGTTTACTAAGCGTGCCAGCAAAGCCATTCGGGTTAATCTTTGCCCGTGCTTCAATAGCTTCGGCAATATGACCTTCTGAACTATCACGAGCTGGGTTAACGGCTAATTCCGGTTCGCCAGGTACTTCACCAAAGATGGAGAACTTATCAGCCCAGCCACCGTTAGCATAGCCTTGTGGTGACCAGCCACGCCGTACACCAATTGGTGCTAAGTCTGAACGCCACGTACTATCAGCTAAAACAGCCATGATTTGGTCAACAGCACTGTGGATATTACTGTGACCAGCCGGAAGATGACGTACTGCTGCTCCCCAAGTTCCAAGCTTAAATTGGAATAATCCAATTGGTCGACCCGTGCCATCATGATCATCAATTCCACCACCTTGAGCCGGATTAACAGTTGATTCAACCATTGCTTGCCAATAAAGGCGTTCAATATCAGAAGCAGATAATGACTGATGCATTAATGCAGCGGCTACTTGAGCGGCCTTAGCAAATGCTTCTTTTGACATTTTGCCACCACCGCCAATGCTCTCCATGAACTTATCAGCCATCTTCTTAATATAATTGCCAATAGAGTTTTTAGCATATTCAAATGAGCCTTTGGTAGTACGCTTAACACCACCCATTGATAGTTGAGCATTAAGTAGCTTATCAAGACCAGTCTTTTCTTTTAACCAGTCCCAGATTTCGTTAGCTCCCTTTCCGATAAGATCAAACGCATCTTCAGCACTATCTTTTACATCATCAATAAAGTCAGCAATCTTAGCACCAGTACCCTTAGCATATCCTGGTAGTTTTCCACCATTTATTGCCATTGCAGCGGTCGATTGAGCATGAGTAAGAATCGAAGTGCCAGCAGATAAATACCGGAGTTCTGGACCATCAGCACCAAGCACTTCATACCCTCGTGGAGTATGTGCAAGTTCAAATCCTTCTTCACCAACTAGCGCAAGCTGATTTTCTTTCAAGGCACCTGTACCAGTAGCATACCCAGTTGGAACGCTTGGCATATTTTTTGTACTTTGTTGGAAGAATTTAAGTACGTCTTTAACACCATTCAGAAACTTATTCCATATTCCACCGGCATGACTATATCCAGATGAATAATTGCTATTAACGCCTTGCATTTCAGTCTGTGAGGCGCTTATGTGACCAGTTGCTTCATCCATTGCTGAACGGTTAACATCGTTTTTCTGGTCTTCGATTTCTTTTGAAACTTTTTTATGTTGGTCAGTAGCACTCTTTGTAGTTTTTTTATACTCATCATCAGCAGCCTTAACTACACCATCACGTTGAGCTTTCGCATTTGCAACAATTTCTTTGTACTTTCTTTTTGAAATGGTATGGTGTTCTTTATATTCTTTTTTTGCTGTCTTAACAGTATCGTTGTACTCTTTCTTAGCTTCCTTAACAATTTCGTTTCTCGCCTTTTTGGCTGGCTTAACTGCGGCCTGGTATTGTTTGTCGGCGTTACGCTGGGTTTGATTTAAATCTTGCTTACTTAACTTCCCTTTTTTCTTAATCAGATCCTTATAAATTTTTTCTTGGGTATCAGCCCCTTGCTTAGCGTAACTAGTAATCTTTTTATTAGCTTTTAATTGATCCTGATACTGTTTTTTTACATAATCAGCTTGAGCTTTTTGTATTTCTTTTTGCTTTTGCTTTTCAGACTTAGTAGCGTCGTTTTCAATTTTAGAGACTTTAGAATAATAATCATTAGTATCTTTCCGCATTTGTTCAAGAACATTTTTACGTTTCTTAGCGGCATTCTCATCATTTTTGATCTTTTTCTGATCATTTTCTTGCTGTTTCTTAAGAGCTTTATCCTCTTCGGCTTGAGTCATTTTACCGGCCTTAACTAACTGATCAAGGTTCTTTTTAGAGGCTTCTTCATCTTTCTTGTAGCCTTCAGCCTTCTTTTTGTAGTAAGAATCAACCTTCTTACTCATTTCATCAAAATACTTATCTGTCTTTTGCTGAGCTTTTTGAATACTTTCGGAATCAACGTCCATTCTGAGGACCGTTTTATTAACTTTGTTAATATCAGGCGTTAATTTCTTATCCATTGCCTTATTATCAGTCGATGTAGTGTACTTGGCCTTAACAGTAACTGGGTGGGCCTTAAAGTGTTCATCAGCCCCTCTACCAAGAGCCTCACCTAGTTTTTGTCCAGCCCATGAACCAACAGTACCGCCAAGAATCCCACCAACAGTTGTACCAATTCCTGGTGCAATCATTGTACCGATAGTAGCCCCCAAGGCTTTACCACCAGTACCACCACCTATAGTACCGAGAACGCCACCAGTCTTTGCGGAAGCAGAGTTGTTGCTAAATAATTCAGTACCAACCATTACTGCACCTGCTGCATAAGGCGAGACACGCTTAGCAAAGCCACCAAGGTTCTTGGCACCTGCTACAAGCATTTCACGCCTTGTCATTGCTACACCTGCACTGCCAGCTGTCTCACCTGCTATAGACGCAGGACCAGCAATAGGAGCTTTAGGACCAGCTCCGCCAATAAAATCAACCGCTTTTTGAGCAGCTGCAAATGACAGAACTGCATCCCTTGCTTTAGCCATCCACATAACAAACTGCGTAATTTTTTTAACAGCAAACAAAGCAACTAAAACGCGAGTAAAAGCTTCTAGTCCTGATTTATTCCTGACTAATGCTTTCGTTACATCGTCAAGCAATTTAAGTGGGTCAATAGCGGCGTCACCATTATCTTTTACTAATCCTAGGGCAGTAGCAATAATTTTTATGGTGTCAATGAATGCGTGCCATACTGTTGCACCAATAATTCCAGTAATTTTACCGAGATTACCGATCAAATCAACAAGGGTATCTTTGTGTTGACCAATGTATTCTAAAAGATTCATCGCTCCGCGCAATAACGATGCCAATGCTTGTCCCATCATTTTGGAATATCGTGAAATCATCTGATCAGATAATAAGTCTCGAATATCCTCAGACATCTGCTTATTAGCCTTAAAGGAGGTACTCATTACTTCTCCCCATAGGACTTGCCAGCGTGACTTAATATACATCGACATCCCGGTAAATGAAGTCATAGCCTCTTCTGTTGAACCTTTGTACTTATTACTCAGGTAGTCGAGAGCTTCCGTAAAGTCCTTAGCTGTTAACTTACCTTGTGAAGACAACTCGTAAAGTTGCTTCATTGACTTACCGGTTGCTTTCTGTAAGGCTTCTCCAAACATCGGGAATCGGTTAATCATGACAGACATATCTTCAGCATTGGCTTTACCACCAGCAACAATTTTGGCGAATTGTTCACCAGCTTCAGCTAATTGGTCATTGGTCATATGGAGCGTTGAACCTAAACGAATGAAGCCATTAGTCCAATCTTTAGTTTCCTTAACACTAGAATGAACGTGATAGAACGACTGAGCCATCTTATCGATAGTACCAGCTGCATAGATAGAATGTTGTGCCATATCGTTGATATAGCTAACCAGCACTTTACCATCACGTGGCGCTTCAGTAGTTAACGCAGTCCAAACCGTCTTCATTCGGTCCTGTTCGACGTTATATTCCATACCAGCACGAGCGGCTTCTCTTAAACTATTGCCGACTGCGTGAATACCATTAACTGCCATACCACCAATAAACGAACCAGCAACAATCTCTTTTAAGTGATTGAAACTTTGTGACGTTTGATTAGCTTGTTGCTGTAACTCTTTTAAAGGCAATGAAGCTTGATTATTAAGCTTAACCTCTATAATCAACTTAGCAGGGAGTTTGCGTAATTCTTCCTCATAGTTAATTACTTCACCTTTTTCTGCTTTAGCAACTAATTCAGTAAGCTGTTTTTTAGGTATCTTTTTCAGTAACTGATCAAAGTTAGTAATACCCTGTTCTTTAGCTTGGGCTATTAACTCAGTCTTAACTTTTTTGGGAATTTTAGTGACCGATTTTTGCAATCCGTCAAGTTTCTCGTTGGCTGAATCAGTATCAACCTTAGGCTCTATTTTGAGTTTTTCTTCACTGAGCTTCTTGCTCTTTTTTTCCAAATCGCCTAAGGCTTTTTCGGCTGGTAGCTTTTCAACATCAATATGAATAACGCCTTTTTTATCAGTCCACCTATTAATGTTGGTAACCATTTCCTTCGTTTTTTCAGAAGCTTTCTGAACGTTATTCTCAATATTCTTTTCAGCTTTATCACCGGCACTTTTACCAATGTCTTTAAGGACTTGATCAAGTTCTTTCGATGCTTGTTGCGCTTGATCCTTATGTAAAACAAAATCAATGTTGACTGTACCGTCTGCTGCCATTTATATCCCCCCTTCTGTTAAGATTGCGCCCAATTTCTCAGAGTATTCATAAAGCCCGCGAATTGTTGTTCACGGGCTTCTTCAGTCTTATTCTCGTTAAGTTCGTAATATTGTTTTGCATTAAGTGCATCAGTTAGTTCTTGACCCTTTAATTCACTGGTATCTCGCATTCTAATTTGAATAATCCTACTCATATAGGTTTTATCATTCAAACCAGCAAATAATGCCTTGAACTCGTCCCAGTGCATTTTACCTTTCTCTTGAAGCAAGTTAATGCCGTACTGATCACGGAAGCTAGCGTAAATGGCTTGTGCATCTTGAGTATACGAATAGTACTTCACTGCTGGCGTTGGATTACCTTGCATATCAGAGCTAGATTCTTCTTCGTCATCATTGCCGTATGGTTGTTCTCGTAGATAATTACTAATCTGTTCAAATGCAGAAACAGCAAAATCAGAATTCTGTGGTTTAAATCCGAAAAACATCTCAAACGCCACTGATACTTTTTCTTCAGCCGAAAAATGCTCATCGTCTAGTAACTGATAGAAGCTAATTACTGTATCGAAGGAAAGATCAAGCCTATACGACTTACCTTGATAATTAAACTCATTATTCAGACCAGTTGGATTACTTTTGCGATCCTCGCTTCTTGTTAGCGATAGCATGTTCATTCACCCGCTTCTTTTTGCCTGTGTATTGAGCAGTACGAGCTTCATGCTTTTCTCGTTGACGAACTTCATTTGTCCCATCAAGTTTTTCTTTAGTTTCTCGCAAGACCTTAATAGTCTTAAATAATGCATATGATTGTTGATCGTAATAATCATAAATAGATTTACCCGCACCCTTAACACCAAGTACATCATCTAGGGCATTAAACACATCATTAAGTAATGCCTTTTGTTGTTCTTCAAGGTATTTCTTGCGCTGTTCAACATTCATTTCATCTTCAAACTTCTTTGAACTTTCTACCTGTTTGTTGCGGAAGTCAGAAATCTCTAATTGTAGATTACGCAAAGCACGATCCATTTCGTCGTTAAATGTAACGTGATAGGTTTTGCCACCAATGATTACACTTCGCTTGAAATTAAATTTGAATTGCTTATCTAAATCCATATTGATTGCAGACATTTTATGTATCCTCCTATCGTCTCACTTTAACTCGTCTCTGTTTTTACTTAGTTACTACTTATTAGCGCTTGCTGGGACAAACTTAGGCTTACCGTTAAATACGGCTACAAAGCTGAATGTTTGCTTAGCACCTGGTTGACCACCAGCCGGGACAATGTTAGTTAGAGTGACAATTCCATAAACTTGCGAGCCATCTGCAAAGGTAACCCGCATTAAAGTCTTCAAGTTGTCACCAATTTCTAACATCTTAGAAGCAATGTAATCTTGTGCCTTATCACTATAGACACGGTGACCAGCAACAGTAAATTGGTAACGCTTAGAGGTAACGTCTGAAGTACCGAAACCTTCACCGTCATAATATTCATCATTGGCGGTGGTGTCGTTTTCTGCTGGAGTTAAGTTGTTAATTCCGGCTGCTAAACGTGCCCATGCTGCCTTAGTAATATCGTTAACGTTATCTAAACCATCGGTAGCAATTTCAATCTTGTTTTGCCAGTTCAGTAAGAACTTACCGATGTTAGTAGGTGCAGTGTCATCACCCGCTAGAGAGTTGTTATTTGTTGGCGTGCCAGCAGGTTGTGGTACTACATTACCCGCTGTTCCTGCTACACTTGTTGGAGTTGTGTTTTCATCAGCCATAATTTATCCTTCTTTCTTATTTTTCAAAAGTATCAACCGTAATCTTAAAATCAAAAACGTACGTTACCGTCCCAGCAGTATCAGCCATTGTTGGGTGAGGAAACGAAGCAATCTCTAATGTTGAGAAAACAAAAGAGCCATCCTTTGAGATGACTCTAAAATCGTTATCACCAAGCACGTTAGCAATCTGCCACAATACTTGGTTAATTAATCCCTCATCACTACCTCGCATGATTACTTCCATGAGATACTGTTCGGTCTTGTTGCCAGCGTAATCAACTTCAATCACGTTAGAACCCGGTAACATTTGTAGGCGTAACTCTGGGTCATGTTTACCGTCCAAGTAGCCAAGCAAGCATTTAAGCGGTAGATTTAGTGAATTAATTGAGTCCTTGACTCGTTCTTTTAAATCCATTAGCGACCTCCTAACAATGAATCAGTAGCTTTTCCAATCCATCTATTCATATACAAGTTTTTAGCTCGTAAATCCCAACGCCGTGATGCCTGTGGGTGTTCTGAACGAGTGTAATTACGAATCCGTGATTGTTGACCGGTCTTGTAGTTAGTAATAAATCCATAGAACTGTGCCTTAGCATACGGCTCATCATAAACAATTGTTTGTTTATTACCACTAATATGAGCCGAACTGGCTAGGTGACCCTGTTTGTATGGTACAAACTGGTCCATATCCTGCATGGCTTGGTTTGCAACAACATAGTTAGCCTTTTCTAGGTTAGCTTGACTAAATATTTCGGCTAGCTTTTTGCCGTTATAACTAACTCGTACACTCATCACAGCACCTCCAGTTCATACGAATACACCTTATTACTGTAAGGCTCTCGATTATCCACAATATTAGTAATCGTGTAATCTCGTTCCTCAAATTTAAGGTGAGTTCCGACCCAATCGGGAGTAATTTTCGGTAGTGGATCTGAAATACCAGCAAATAAAAAGACAATCGCATTAGCTGTGATTGTCCGGCTGTTATTTGAACCTGAATAAATCGTTTGTGGTTGAACCAACACGTTGTTGATTACTTGTTCCACAGTCTTTTGCTTCCCGTAATCGTCCTCTTCGCCCGTTGGCACTTTAAGCACGATGGATTGATTACACATCTTTTTAGGAATGCGTGGCAACATACCAATCACTCCCTCGACCACGATAAAGCAAACCATAATGAGCTAACAAACGGTAAGCTTCACGACAGACACCGTGAATCATTCCGTTTGTTGATGCATGGTTAGTTGGTTGTAAGGACAGCCGGCCAATCGAAATACTATTGAAGTCATCCCCGTTAACATATGAAGAGGTAATCCCTGTTTCAACAATAAAATCAATCTGTTCGCAAATAGCCGCTTTATAGGCATCTACTCGCTTCAAATTCTTGTCTTGGCTAATATCGTGATCGTTATAGTAATAATCAATCACGCCATCAATTGCTCGTTGAGCTTGTTTCTCAATTGAATCAAAATCAGAGGCAGATTTAAAAGCTGTATAGCCTAAATCGGAATATTCACTGAATGTTAGGTGTGCTGGATAAGCCATTACTTACCACCACCGTTAACTACATTGAGTAAATCATCCTTACTCATTGCTGAAGTGTAAGCCAAGCCGTGAGCGTCCATATAAGCCTTAATTTGATCTACTGTTTGAGCAGTCGTTGGCTTCACGCTACCCCTTGGATCGTAAGTTGGGACTGATCCCCCGCCTTGATTAGATGGTGAAACATTTATCGTCCCACTATCAGTTGACGGGGTTACGCTTTTGGGGAAGCCGCTACATAAATAGCCTTCTTAGCATTGTCGAATACTAGAATGTCGTAGTATGACAATCCCTTAATAGTTGTCCGATAACCAGAACGATCAGTAGAAGCATCAAGGACATCGACAGTATCGTACTTAACGATTGGTGCTAATGCGTAAAGTGGTACTGCCATGAAGTTAACGTTATCAGGAATAGTTAGCCCTGAAATACGATCCTTGGCACAAGTAAGGATAGGAACTCCACCATCAAGTTGACCAACCCGCCGGTCAATTCCGTTAATTTGTTGAGTGTTAGTAGAGAAGTTCTTAGTAACACCCTTAGCGTTCTTTAATGCCCGGTAATAACCAGCAGAAGCAAAGATAACGTAACCACCAGGAATTTCATTATCAATCATGTATTGTTCAAGGTCATCATAGGCATCAAGAGCATTGTCACTGGTAATTGTATCAGTAACTAACTTCCCACCATTCTTAGCGGTGTCATAAATCTTTTGAGCAGCGAACTTGTCACGATGAGGAACAGTAATTAATCGTTGGTGCTCACGAACAACGTTAGCTACTTGATAAGCACCGTTTTCGCTCATATCCAGTTGATCTAAGTCATATCCGATCCAATCTTCTTGGGTGAGGTCAAACGTTTCCTTTTCAACATTAACGTTATGCCGAGCATTATCACCATTCCGGTTATACTTTTCGGCTTCAACAAAGCCTGAAAACTTGTTTACTCGTACAGTATGAACTCCAGTAAAATCAGCAGCAGTAATCGACTTAGCACCACCAGTCAATGGTTGCCAAATCTGAGAATCAGCTGCAAATTGTTCATCAATTGCATTTAAGTCTTTTTGATCTAGTGCAAGCATTTATTTTTCCTTCTTTCTTTAATCCTTAGCTTCTTGCATCCGTTGAGCGATATTATTCACGATGTCATCACTACCAGAGTTACCATCATTGCCGTTATTAAATTCATTGCTTAATGAAATGTTCGGCTTAGGCTGTTCAGTGTCAAACAGATAACTATTATCTTTCTTAACGGCATCAATTTGTTCTGATAAGCCGGTCAATGAGCCATCTTTGTTCACGCTCACTTTGTCAGTGTCGATTAACGGAAGCACGGTCTTAATGTTCTTCGCTTTGGCATCACGCAACGCACCCTCAATTTTGAAGCTCTTACTTTGGCTTGCTAGTTGGTCTTGGTACTTTTGTGTTGCCGTTTTGTTATCTTCTTGTAACTGCTTAATCTGGTCTTTCAATGCATCATTATCCTTAACGGACTTCTTCAAGTCGTTTAACTGATTGTCACGGTCAGCAATTTGTGATTGCAAACCATCACGTTCATTAGTTAAGCTCGTAATCTTTTCATTCAATGCATTAATATCTTTTCCATTTTGGCTCATTACAAAATTAATCTGAGTCTCATTAAGTCCTTGTTCCTTTAAATCGTCACGCTTCATTGCGATCTCTCCTTTACGTTAGTTGTTTACGGAGTTACGAACTCCGAGAAATGATTGCAAACTAAAAAAGCAGTTTTACGACATACTCAGGTCGAATGTTATTTTCTAATTTGTTATCTTTTCCAGCTTAATATCGCTAATTGCTTTTACTATCTCTGGTATAAGCTTCAAGTTTTCGGTAGTAGCCATTACCGGTAAATCAAAATCAACATGAAATTTCATTTTTCCAAAATTATTAGCGTCACCTTTGAACTCAACATTCCTAATTATTGGACTAATCAAATCCATCTTCTCTTCACCGTCATACGTTTCAAAGTGTTCTTCCATAAATATCACTCCGTTATTTTTTCTCTATTGTAATCACGGGTAAGAATCGGTGTTTTACGATTTTTATTTGTCTGTTTGATAAACTTTCGTATATTTGCCTGCCGTGCCCGTATCAGCGTTTTACACTTAGTTACTTGTTCTTCATCGCCTAGTTCTTTAGCAGCTACTAGGCGGTGTTTAGCGTCTCTAATAGCTCGTTCACGTGCTCGCTGTTTCTGAACTATCTTCCCGTTCTTAATCGCCTGTTTGGGGTCATATTTTGGCTGATGGTTCACATTAACACCTGGCACAAAAGGGAACAGTCGATGATGACAATTAATCCCTTGGGTTCCTGCTGGTGTTCCATAGCCGTGATTGTAGATACTATCATACTTATCGTTATAATCAGGGCTTTCAGGCGGGACAATGTTAACCACGTGCCCTTGAATCCAAGCGCAAGCCGGACGACTGTTAGGGTGGCTACTCATCAATGCTAAGTGCATATCAAAGTCCTTCATCCTGCTAAGTCGTAAATCGTTGTAAGTCCGATTAACTGTCGTATTGATTACCATTCGAGAATAGCCCTCAATGCTCCAGTTATGACCAGCTTTATCAACAAGTCTTGTAGGCAATCCACGATCAACTGCACGATAGACCGCACTTTCGACAGCTTTTTGGTGAGTCATTAGACCAGACACGGTAGCCAATGTTGATTCAGTAAGTATCTGCCGATATACCCTTGTCGTTGCCGTAGCTCCATAGTTACGGCTGATTAATGATTCATTAATGTTATTGTTCAAATCAGTCCAAGTTTGGCTTACAACGGCTATGAGGGCGTTCTGAGTGTCACTAGATACTGGTTCTTTTCGCCCTGTTGCCTCTTGCAGCTCGCCATCAACTTCATTGATTACTTGAATACCATGAAACTTAATTAAGTCCTTAATTGCTTTTTCACTTAAGCCATCAGCGTGTGCCATTAGCTTCATAGTCTGTTGATTGAGTTTTCCCATTTGTGCTAATTGCTTAGCCTGCCAAGTAACGACATCATCTTTACTGACGTGTTTGTAATCTCCAGCCTTTAACGTGTCGATAATCGTGTTAAAAATCTGTGATTGCAGTTGTTCGTAAAGGTCAACGATTTTATTACCAGCTTTTTGGAAGTCGTCACGTGCGGTCATGATTAATCAGCTCCTACATCATCGTCGCCATCTGGTCCCCTATTCTCTTCCAAACTGTTATATGAATTTTCAGGTTGTTCTTTTTGAACCTGTTGAAGCCATTGCTGAGCATCCTCTTCGCTTAGTCCCTCGTTACGAATTAAGAACTGCAATTTAGGCATAACACCAGCCGCAACAAGTGCTAAGTCGTTGGTTTGTTGCTTATCTTTATCAACGAAAACGCCATCGTCAAAATGAACGCTTAATCCTAATTCATCATCAGCATTAAACTTGCACCTTGATTGACCGTCACTGAAGAACTCTGGTGTACTAGCAACTTCTAAAACAGCTGTAACTAATTGATTAAGGAACAGTTCAACTTGAGTTAGATAGCTTGAACGGGTTTGATAAGTGGTTGAGTTTTCACTAACAATTTCAGTAGCAGTTTTGACCGACTGACCATCAAATGAAAATGTGCCGGCACTAAATCCAGTCTGCTCTTCAAACTCACGTAAGAAGTAATCAATAGCTTCTTTATATTGCTGAGTCCGAATATCACTAGTTAAGTCGGTAATATTCATATTGTCAGCATCCCCATAGAACTGTTCATACACATCCACGTCGGGGTCAAACATGAGCGGATGTGTTTCATCATCATTAGTAGTATTGCCGAACTTATTAGCTGGTCTTAACATTTCTGCAGGTACCGCAATACGGCGTTTCCCCATTTTTATTTCATGTACAAACTCATCGCGGGTGGTGTTAATCGCATTAATAATATTCTTTGAATTATCAACAATTCCCATACCAAGCGGACTATCTAGGTCTTTGTTATTTGCTCCCGGTGTACGGAAGTAAGCAAACAAAGGCTTTTTAATAATCCCGTTATTAAAGGTGATGGTTGGCTGCATCTTTGGATAGAGGGTGCTAAGCGGTACAGATTGACCGACAACATCTCGTTCAGTCGAGCGATACAATTCGTTAGTAATCTGGTAGGTATTGGTGTCTAGCCATTGGTGGAACTCTAATAAGGTGTAATAAACTAATTGCTTATTCTCGGTTCGAGCTGAACGACTGGCAAAAACACATTCACTAATATTGTCAGTGTTGCTATGTAGTGGATAAAACTGATCCGCATTAGCCCAGGCAATACGAATATTATCTTGGTCGTCAACATAAGGACGTGCGGCTAATCCACCTAGTGCAACACCTGTTTCCAAATGCTGCTCAAATTGCAGATTGAAATGATTGTCGTCGATAATCTGGCTAAGTAATTCATCATTAGCATGATCCTTTAACGATATTTCGCATTGTTCATTAAAGATGATTGAAGCTAGTCGTTTAGCTGATAACTTAGTGATGTTTAACGTATTCATTTTGCGGTGTCGTTTATGACCGTAACTGTTTCGGTACCAGACAACCGGTAAATCATCACGATAATATTTTTTAGCTTCTTGAATACGAGTGTACTCTGATTCAGCAATTGTCACTCGTTCATCATCAGTGATTTTAGTTAAGCTCTTAGTCATACCTAGCTTAGCGCCTCCTTTCCATATAAGATTCTTCAGTGTTGTTAGAAAGCTCATTGTGTCACCTCCTACCACTTCAGCCCAAGGTCACGTTCGTTGTCACGTACAACGTATTGGAACATATCACACGTGTGGTCATCTTCCTTAATGACTTTGGGATCGTCACTTTGTAACGTATTCTCATCCCACTGGTACTTTTGATGTTCAGCAATAAAGATTTCATTTTCAGGACGTTTCAGATAATAAAAACGACCTTGTGCTAGTAAATCTTGCACTCGGTCGATCATATCTACCTTTTTTAGCTTATTTACTTTATGCCAATGAATCCCATAGTCATTGTAGAACTGATTGTCTAACGCCCCTTCTGCTGAGTCGATAGTCATACGTGTAGGCTGTTTTCCTATCCATTCAGTAACTTTATCAATAAATGACTTCAAGTCCTTAGAAAGCTCGCTAGGTGGCTTTTTATGTGATTTACCTTGTGGACTGTAATAGTAGGTGTCGAGCAGTATCAAATTACCCTTTTTAGTTAATCCATAAGCCCCACAAGTGGTTGCTGAGACTTCATGCCCCGTATCAACTGAATAATAAACATTAGTGATGTAATCATCTGTGGGTAACTTATCTATAGCTTGGAAGTTATCCATGTTATAGATATTTGTTCCAAGCCCAATAACTTCCCCAAGATACATCCAACGGTAATAGTCATAATTATTTTGCTTAACGGTATTGATTTCATCAATATAATCTTGTGACAAGATGTTGGGAAGCGTGACGTCCTTATATGTAGAATGATCGACAAGCCAATTAGGTATTCCTTCTCGTTGTGTAACCCATTCGTTAATCCATTCATAAGGATTTTTAGGTGGGTTGTAGCTGTAATATGTAACAACATGAGCGCCAGGTGGTAGTTGTTTACGAGTAAACGAAGCTCGTACCATATCAACCTCTTGCCAAGAATCAAACTCAGCTAATTCTTCAAACCAAAGATAACGTACATATCCATGTGCTATTATCATTGATTTTAACTTTTGCGGGTCGTCAACCCCGCTAAAATAGAAAGCCGTTCCGTTGCATTTATCGACAATTCGATACGGTGATTTTTTGAACTCAAAAAGGCTATCTACATGCAACATGTAAATGGCCCATTTAATCTGTTCATAAACCGACAACTCAATCGTATTGGCAACCTTACGCATAATTAAAACATTAGCCTGTGAATCCTGTAAAAAATCCATCACTAATTGAATACTAATTACAGAAGACTTAGTAGATCCACGTCCACCTTTTAGAACCTTGTTTAGACAATGAGAAAACAGTATCCGATCAAAATGGGGGCATATCATATTGTCAGCATTAATCGTTATTTGCTTCTTCATTTTCTATGCTCCTATCATTTCTAACTATATTGATCGTTAAATCATCGGCTACATTATTAGACAACTGTTGAGCTTTCTGCTCTGCAATATCTGCTTCAGCATTAGCTTTGCGAATCTTGGCTTTGTCTAACTCTGGCGTGCTATGGTCTGACAGCATACCGGATAGTTTAAGAATGGAAGTAGCTGCTTGTAGTCTTACCATTTCTGACCTTGCTTCTAGCAAGCCAATTAATGTTCTTAAAGCTAAGCTCTTATACTTTCCTTTAATAGTTTTAGAAGCATAAGCATTAAAGGCTGGCTCATACCACGAACGCTTACGCCAATGTGACACAGTAGTCTCATTCTTTAAGCCTAATCTAGGAGCAATTTCTTTATTACTATGACCACCTTCAAAGTCAAGTATGACAAGTGTTTGCTGAGCTTTTGTTAAACTTGAAAAAGGGTCATTTCTTGCTCCATCTTGCTTCTCACTCATGGCATATCACCACACCACCTTTCTGCTAGAATTTACTATTTATTTTTGTGTACTTTAAAAGCCGGCAAGCGTTGACCTGTCGGCTTTTTCTATACATTCCTTTGCAATCTTGAAATAGTCCTCATCTAGCTCCATACCAATAAAGTTGCGGTTAAGGCTAACCGCTGCAACACCAGTAGAACCACTACCCATCGTGTTATCTAATACGGTCATACCCTCATCAGTATATGTCCTGATTAGATATTGCAATAAACCAATCGGCTTCTCTGTTGGGTGATTACTATGATTGTTTCCGTTGCCAAAATTAATTACATCAATTGGGAATCGTTCACCGTGTTTGGAATCAATCGGCTTATAGTTTCCACTCGCTTTATGATAATTATGTCCGGCACCTTGACTATGCCCTTTATACGGCTTAAAGCCCAATCGCATTTGTGGGTGATAAGTTGGCAAATGCTTATAAAACACGTATATATTTTCATGAGCCCGTAATGGCATATGGTGTGACCATAGGAAACCAACAGGCATTGTTTTTTGCCATACCCAGTCATAACGATACGATAGTTTCTTAGGAGCATTCATGATTAATTGAGCACCAAACTTACCCATCCCAAATAAAAGAACAGCACCATGTGGCTTAATAATTCGTTGGTACTGTTCAAATAGTGGAGTTAAGGGAATAACCGAATCCCATTTATTAGCTGTCATTCCATAAGGTAGATCGGCCAGGGCTAAATCAATTGATTCATCTTTTATTTGTTTTAGTAGTTCTAGGCAATCGCCTTTGAACAGCTTTACGCTCACGTTCAAGCTCCTTTCTATGCTGTTCAGCATGTGCCATCATGTATACTTCTGCACCACAGCTCACGCCCCAGTTCTTATAATGTTTCATTGCTAAACTTCCCAGAAAATCCGTTCATTCAGGATATGCTTGTAAGTCTTCATGACACTCTTTTGTGCCTTAAGCAGTTCTTGATCATCTTCATCCAAGTTATGAAAATCATCGCTTTTCATGAATTTCTTTAACTTACTGATTTTCAGTCCTAAATCGTCACGTTCTTTAACTAATTTCAAATTATGTTCACTCATGTTTTTCACTCCCAAATAAAGACGTCCTAAAAACTCCCAATCAAAGTGAGGCAAGTTGTATGGCAAATACCACTTTTGTTCTGAAATAACGTATAGTGACTTTTTACACCGTCTCCCTTGAGGATTGCTTACTGGCTTACCTTCAATATCGAAGAACTGCATACCCGGAATATCGGCACCGCTATATGTAAAAGTGTGATATGTTTTACCATTTTCAAGTTCGACGAAAAGAATTTCATTGCCTGCCATATGTATTCCTCCAAACAAAAAAGCCAGCGCTAGGCTGACTTATTATTTAATAACAAAATATCTTTAACGAGTAACCAATGAACTGGTAATTTCCCCATCGCTTTTGTTGAAACCGTTCCATCTATTGCTAAAGTGCGTCTTATCAATGGCTTGTCTAACCAATTAACGCCATTTATTTTTCTGAATCCTTGCATGGGATCTCCTCCAAACAAAAAAATAAGCAATTACGACTGTTTCAACTAAAACTAAAAGCACTACAACAGTGATTACTTTCTTCTTACCATCATTCAAATTATGATTTAGGTAATCCTTGTAGTGCTCTTTAGAAATTTTGATGTACTTTCCACTAATTGGGTTAAGTGTTCCCTTACTGGTATCTGCAATAAACGATCCTTTTACCGATATTGGTATCACTTCATAATGGTATCTTTCCATTCCGTTTAGATAGTAATATGCACCGATTAAACCAGTATCATGATTAACTAATTTATCTGCATCAATATCGCGATAAAATGAATCTAAGTTAATCTTAGCAGCACTGTACTTATGACCAAAGATAGTCAAATGTTTTGAAATATTTTCATCAGTTCCGGCATAGTCCCACGACCAATATGTTCTGGTCGTGACATTTCCTTTACTGTCGGTCGTTGTTTCAGTGTGCATGGTATATCTTTCAAGAATCCTCTTTACGGCAATAAAGCGGTGCTTAGTAGTCATTTCATCAAACTTAGCTGGTTCATTGCCAGTAAGCTTTGCATAGCTAACAATCTTACCTTGTCGGCTCTTGACGATATAGTTAAAACGATCTCTATCAGTTGTTTTCAAAGCCGTACGGTAGACACTAGCATGTTGTCGTTCATGATTAGCCATGCTAACTCCAACCATAATATCCACCAAAATAGCAACCGCAATTAAGCCAATCAAAGAAAGCCACTTATTACGTGTACTCATATAATCGCCTACTTAAATAGATTAGTTGCCTTAGCGTTGTTAACGTTATAGTTCAACGGTTCATATGTTTTAGTGCTATTCCCCATCATGTTTAAAATTTGATGGTTAGGAAAACGCCGCACGTAGACATTGTAGCTTTGGACTTCATCATTGTAATTCTCACGATAATTAGCTAATCGGTTTTCCGTGATACTGAACTCTAACATTGCTTGTTTGTAATTGCTTTGTGATTTCAGTTCTGGATAACGTTCAACCACAGCATTAAGTGATTGGCTAGCCTGATTAATTTTTCCTTGATTAGCTTTTGAACGTGCATCCACAATTTTCTGCTGAGTAGAACTCTCGTAATGATTGTAACTTTGCACGGCATCAACCATATTCTTGAAGAGATCAATACGGCGCTCTTCTTCCTTAGAAATATTAGCTTTAGCCGTTTGAACCTCTTGTTGACGTTTAATCTGACCATTGCTAATGCTAATTGCAGAAATAAAGAATATGACTAATACAGCCGCTACTGCACTAGTCAATACAATAATTTTCGATTTCTTATCCATATTAATTCACTTCTCCAAACAAAAAAGCCCAGTCTTTTGACTAGGCTTGGGTGATATATATGATGTGCCCGGCTTTCCACACCGGACACGCTTCAACAAGCGATGTTGCATTCACACCAATATATGATTATCAATATATTTTGTGGTGCTTGCTGAAGCTCGTAAGCAATCGAGTTGATATGTCTAAAAATATGATTGCTTACTAATGCTAGAGGGCGGAGTCGAACCACCGCTGTGTGCAAGTAGGTTGAATCGTAACTAAAAACCACCTGTGCCCTGCCGAGGACCATAGCACGAAGCACTGTTAAACATTAAAAGAGGAGGCTTAACATCTCCTTTAATTGATTGTGCTTCAACACGGGAACCAGGACTTGAACCTGGATAAACGGCTTTGGGGGCCGCACGTCTAGCCAATTGACTTATCCCCGTAGGTAGTGCTTATAAGAAGGTCAAAGAACTTAGCACTACAAGACGAATAACGGGCGCCATTTCCACTAGGCATTACTGGACGCCATTCACATCATCTAAGTTGTTGCGTACTTTACTGAACTCGTGTAATGCTCCGAGTGTACGCTTCAATGCTGATGGACGGAATCGAACCGTTCCCGTAGGACGTCAAATCCTACACCTTTATCAGCGTAAACTTACGTAAGGAGTTGTCCCCTTGCCGCAAGTATAATGTGCACTCGTTAAGCCGTTGAAGTTGAGTGCGAACTTCTTTCGTTGTAATTTCAACGTGGTTGCCGTGAGACTAGCAGAGCCGGCTATTTATTTACTGTAATTTTAGAAAGGAGGTTTATCCAATCAGCACTTTTCATGAAACCAAACTACTGTCACCGTAAAGAACGTAATACAAACGTGATTGTAAGTACATGCTAGTCTCAACGTGGATTATGGTCTCTGCCACCATCTGAGGGCTTGATTACCCGTTTCCACACGCTTAGCGAGATGAGATCCTGAGTTGCTGGTAGTAACTCGTCTACTCCTCTGCCAGAGTCAATAAAGTCGTATTATTAAGCAGTTTAAGGACGTGAATGCTGAAGTCATTCGTGCTCAGGTCACTTGTATTTGGTAATTGTGTTCTCATTGAATTATCGAACAATACCATAATACGGCTGTTTTTAAGGTGAAACCGGTCAAATACCGGCAGATTCCGGACAAAAACCGGCAAAAACCGGACATCTTCATTTGAAGATACGAACTGAGTCATCAGGACACATCAACGCCCCTTCCCATAACGCTTGGTCTTGCAGTCTTCTGTACTGCCTATCGTCCATATAGGTGTTATATTTCTCGTTAATGTAATTCATCGTTCTAATTGCCGACCAGTTCTTAATGAAGCGGTGAAGCAGAATATCACCTAGTATTTCTTCTTCCTCACCTACACTCATTAGTACCTCACAGCACTTAATTCTGGTCTTGTACTGATAAACAGCTTCAGCATGATTAACGAACTTCTGGTCCGGGTCATGTGGTGTCCCATCATTTGGCTGTCCGTCCATGCTAGGCGACTGCAAACCCGGGAACCGTTGCATTGCTTTAAGCTTGTACTTTTTCCATTCTCTTAGATACTCCTTGAATGCTTCTTTTGTGGCTTCTTTATCCAAATTACCAAATACGCTGTCAACCACGCTCTACACCTCTCGTCCCTTGTGATATAATTGATTTGCTTTAATTTATATCTCAAGGGCGCTCTCACGGTAGAGCGTCTTTTTTATTCAGCTCTCATTAGTGCCAAGGCGTCAGTTATTCCCATTACCTTCCGCTTATCACCATAGTGGCTAGCTCGATATTCAAGAATAATCTTATCAGCGGTGCTTCTAGCAATATCTATAATTGTTGTTATTTTCCCAGCAGATAAGCCGTGCTGATACAAGAACTCTGTTTGATATTGCTTATCCGCAAGCTTACGTCTAGCTAACTCTTTCCGAATAGCTGTTATATCATGCTGTTCTCTTGACTTCTCCGCTAACACTATTCGCTTTCTGAATTTCAGAATCTCTTGCAACCGCCAATCATTGGGTGATAAAAGACGGTCTATTTTGTCATTCATACCGCCCCAGTCATCAATACTATCAAGCGCCTCGCTTAGCATTGGTGTGATACAATCCATCTTGACGCTCCCCTTTTTAATTCATTCTCTTTCCGTCGTTCCCGCTTCTTCCGGAGACGGCTTTTTTGTTCCTTTTTCTTCGACTTCATGCTTCCTCCTAAAACCCGATTAAGTCGTGCACATCATAATCAATGTTCTTGTACACGTTGTAGTAGTCATACGTTAGGTTACCCTTGCTATTCCGCTTTACATTGCCATGTCGGTCACGTCTAGCATGTGCTTCCTGAATCCTCGGGTCAGTGAACCCAAACAACTTCATCTTGAAATCATGCTGACGAGGGACAACCACCTCAACCGGCAATCCAGTTCTTAGCGAGAACAGCTTAAAGCGTAGCTTAGCGCTCGTATCGACTGCTCGTTGATTAATTCCCGTTTTCACATCGTAAACGTGCTCAACAGCGCTATCAGTGCCAAATACCACGAAGTCTGGTGCGTACGTAATCCCCCGTTGGTTATATCCGCCCAGTGGGAACTTATCGATTATCTTGTAACTTGGATGTACCTTGAACTTCTTTCCACTGCTCTCGATGAACTGGATGAAGAAGTCCCGTTCCTTAATCGAATCAAAGTCCCAGTTCTTATAGTGAACTTTCTTACCAAAATGATTCAATTGCGATTAATCCTTTCGTGCGTATCATCTACTTTAATCGTTGTAATCACGCCCAGCACGAAACCAACTGCTCCGGCTACTGTGATTGCTAGCAAATCATAGATGCTCATTAGTCGTCCTCCACCTGTTCCTTCATGGCTTCAATGGCTTCTTTAGGAAAAAATTGTGACAGATAATGTAAATTGGCATCTGTCCATTCTTCAGCATCTTCTTTAAATCCAAAATTGAAATTTGCATAGTCACCTCCAACAGCAACGCTCGATACGTATTGCTTAGTTGCAACTGGCCCTTCGATATATCGCATAGTTACTAGGCGATACTTCTTTCCTGGGAAACGTTCCTTAACAGGTGTTTCAAGGAACTCTTCAATCAGTGCTGATAGCTTCTCACGATCAGCGTTTGCGAAATACTTTCCTTGATTATCAACGTAGAAATATACATCCATAAAATTAGTGGCTTTTTCAGGCACCAATAGAAGTTCATCGTCATTACTGGAGCTTATTAAGATTCCGTCATCTCTTTTAATTGCTTTTAAATCCAAGAAAGAACTGTTTATTTCCTTGACAAGTTTGTTAATCTTCATTTTTACCATCCCTCTCTCATTCGTCCTCCATCGGTTTCTTCATCGCATCAATTGCAGGCGCTAATAATGGCTCACGTTCCACAAGCACTTTTAAATCGCTATCGTTATACTGTATTGCTTCACTTTTTAGATTAGTGAAATCAATAATAAATTCATCAAATCCTGTAATTATTTTTTTAACGTATTTAGGCATTTGGTCAATTTTGCGCTTAGCCACTAGACGGTACTTCTTTTCAATAGCACGATCCTCAATTGGTGTTTTAAAGAACTCTTCAATTAATTCTGATAGATACTTACTAGTTTCCTTGCTAATGAAGTCCTTAGCAGAGGTAAACCAATCTATTCCTAGGAAATTCGTTGCATCAAGTGGGATTCTAAACAATAAATCATTTTCGTTATCATAAACACGAATTAAGCTATCGCAACGATTTACTACTATTTCATCATTATGATTTGCTTTATTAATAAATTCATTAATCTTCATTTCTACCATCCTTCCCGCATTCGCCCTGCAATAAACGCTAAAATAATCACTAACACTACTGGCAGCAGTACCCAGCCACCAGCAAACTTCATTGTCACTACTGTAATTAACGCAATCGCAAACCACAGCACCGCATACAACACACTATCCATTCGTTTCATCACTCCTAAATTCATCTAAGCTAACACCTAAGGCATCAGCTATCTTGACCATGTTACTGAAAGTTGGCTCAACGCCATTATTTTTGTAAGAAAATATTGTTGGATTGGGTATCCCTGTCAGCTTTGATAAACGGTAAACCGACATTGATTGTTTATCTAATTGATTTTGCACTAATCCCCACATCATCTTGTGTCATCCTCTTTTCTATATCAATATCTTGTGATATGGTTAGTTAGCAATTAATAATAAAATCTCCTTTTGAATAAACAATTAATTGCAATCCAGTCACAAGTGAGGTGAATTAAATAATGTATTTCTCTATTCAAAAAGCGACCAATGGTCAATACTATTTCTTAATTAAATCTGATAATCATGAAGTAGTTGCTACTAGTGAAACCTACTACTACAAAGAATCGGCCGAGCGTACTATCAATTCAATTAAGCGTGGTATTAATCCCGATACAATGGTTATTGATGTTATAAAGTATTAATAATACGTTTGATTCTATTTGCTAGAGTTAGATTTTCAGCTGCCTGGTCTTCAAGTTGCTGAACAATCTTCTCTAGCTCTTTTTTGTTCAAATCCATTATTCAAGTTCACTTCCCCGTTGCCATTCGGCTATTAATTCCTGCACTCTTACTAACTGGTCATGCTCATAATCACTGTTAACACCTATCCGTACCAGCTTTGTGTACTCACGTTGACTACCTAACAGCTCACATTCACCAGCAAATCCTTTGCTGACAAAGCGCATCTTGTAGTTGTTTAACTGGGTTACTGCCACACCAAGGTGAGTTAGTGTCATTTTCAAACCTTTAAAGTTCAATCCAGCTCACTCGCTTTCACTTCACTAGGCTTTTGAAGCCTATCAAATTCTGCTTTTGTCATAGGCCTTTTACTAGCCCGATCTTCTTTCTCGTAAACTTGGCTGGTAATTTTTAGCTTAAATCCATTTATTTCGCTGATGGTATCTTCAAGTTGCTTTGATTGCTTTTCAGCGATTATAATCAACTTTTTTAGTTCATGAATATTTTCAACATTGATTTTTACTGACTTATTCAATTCAAATCACTCGCTTTCATTTCACTGTGTGTGGCCTTTTTTATTACAAAATCATATTCTTGTAAGTCATCACGGTTAGAACGACGAACCTCACATAGCTCGTACTCGCCAGTTAAAACACGGCCAATAAGTTTTAGTAAAATGTCTTTCTTAGTCATTAATCTAACTCACTCGCTTTCACTTCAACCACCGGTGGAAACATCTGGTCCACCTCTGCTACCTGTGCGGTCTGCTTCAAGGCGTTAATGCTGATGACCTCGCACAGCTTGTCCTTGTAGTGCACGTTAGCTCTTGCATCGTACAGGGCTTTCAGTCGTTCAAACTTCATACCAACTCTACCTCACTCCGCTTCACGTTAAGGTTATAGTCAAGGTCAACTGTCCCATCATCGTAGGTACTAGTTACCTCATACATATTGCCTTGATACTTAACTTTTTCTCCAAATAACATGTTGCTACCTCCTATCGAATATCCACCATGTTCTTGAAAACTACTGTTTTATCAACATCATGAGGAATTAATCGGCTTAATAGTTTCTCGTTATACATCTGTTTCAGTTGGCCCATCGTGTTGTTAGTCGTGATGATGGTTGACTTAATTCGATGTTTGTTGTCATCATCGTCCTTGATAGTTGCTAGACGAGCGTCAGCCACATTGAAAAAATACTCTTGTAAGTCTTTTCGCACTGGCTTGAAGCCACCCTCTGCTTTCATTCCGGCTTCTGTTCCAAAATCATCGAGCAACAGCACATCGACCTTTTTCATTGCGCTGATAATGCGGTCTAGCTTTTGCTGGGCTTCCCGATTGTCAAATCGTTCAGTAAGCAGTAGTGAAAGAGCCATCGTCGATACAAACATCGTCGTCTTTCGTTTAGTATGAACAGCTTCTAGCATTGCTAACGCTAGCGAAGTCTTACCAACTCCAGGTGTTCCCACAAGCATGACGTTGAAGTTATCCGTCAACATCTCTTTAGCCAATGTAAAGCACTGATTGCCAATGCTTTTAGCAGCGTTCACATCCTCTTGCTTGGTAGGATCCCAATCGTTAAAAGTGAATCTGAGTTTTTCATCACCCGAATACAGGCTAATTGCATCAAAGAAGCGCATATGTTGCTGAAACACGTTCTCTTCGATTTCATCATGAAATTCTTTATCTCGGCGCTTCTTAAAGGCTTCAATCTTATCGGGATCAGTCAAGATAACTGCTCCATGTTCCTCAGCCATTCGCTTAATTTCGTCTTGGTGCATGCCAATAATTGGTGCTCCAATGTTCATCTAGCTCACCTCCTGAACCAATCATCATCTTCAAAGTTAACTGTCACTGGTTGCTTCCTTTGCCATTCTTTCATAGCCCTTGGAGCCATCGTGTCGTACTGTTTACGCAGTTTAGCCGTACTTAAAATGTTCTGTCGCCAAAAGTCATCGGCTTGGCACCAGTCAATCATGTTATGGATCTGCTTGGGTGTCCGCTTATCTCGTTCAATCATCAAACGGATATGGTCCGCCCATTTTTGTTTTTGTGATTCGGTTAGGTCCAGATGAGCTGGATTGTTCTGTTTGATTTTGTCGAACAGATACATAGCCAACTGATACTCAACAGAATCAGGGGTGAATTTTTTCTTTGACTCGTGGGAAGGCGATTTCGACTTGCCACTATTCTCTGTTGTAGTCTTATGTGTAGTCTCTGGTAGTCTATGGTATTGTTCAGGACTATCAGTCCCTTTCTGAGAGGGACTAGGAGTCCCATTCTCAGCAGGACTGTCAGTCCCCTTCCTTTGGTCTTGCGAGTCCCCTTCCATTTGGTCAGATTGTCCTAATGCATTGGTCGATTTGTCCAACTCGTTATAGTCAATTGCGTACCACTTGGTACGGTCAAACTTCAGCTTATTCAAATTATTAGTTAGTAATATTCCTTTGTCTTCTAAATCTTTCAGATAGCGTTGAACAGTTTTAGAAGCAATCCAAGGAAATTGTTTGTGCCATTCCTCAACAGTGTTCCGGATCCATTTCCGACCACCTGCTTCTTTACCAACTTTTGGATTATTTAACCAGTATTGAATCTGTTGAAGAATCAACGCTTTATCCGAATTTCCCAGCGCTTTAGCTAACGTTGGCAAGAATTGTAATGGTTGCTCGTTAATTAACAGCTTGCTCATCGTCTATCCTCCCTAGATGAAGTTCTTTGGCTAACTCAGGTGTCACCTTAATCGGCTTCAAATGGTATCGCTGCATAAAGCTCTTGATTCCCATTGCGTGCCTAATTGTGTGATGTACCCGACATAGCGGTTCAATATACATTCCGGTGTGATTGATTGTGTTTCGATTACGTCCCATTCCAACGGTGGTTACATGGTCAATATCCGCATGTTCTTTTAAGCAGATAGCGCATCGCTTGTGCTTGATACACATGGCAACTCGTGGGAAGTCACTTGGTAGTGAATCCCAAATCTTCGTTCTGAATGGAATATCTTCATGAAACATAAAATCTAAGATAGTCGTAATCATGTAACTAGCGGTCGTAACGGAACAGTTCGACAAGCTAAACGGTTCAACGTTGAAAATTCCTTCAATCATGCTCTTAAAGTACGCCTTAGCTTCTTCCGGAACATATCCGGTATAAGCACAGAAATCATTCAGCAAAGCATAGATTTTCTTACGTTGGTCTGGTGTAATGTGGCGCCCATCTTCGACTGACAGCTCAACTGTGGGCTGTTTACCGTTAGCTAGGGTAGTTAAACGATTAATGCTTAACTCGTCATCTAACGCAATCTGAACGGTATTACCGGACGTACTTATTAACTTGCCGTACAATCACATCACCCCGCTTGTTCCTCCTGTTTCATTTGTTTGGCTGACTTGAGCATACTTTCTACTAAATCAATTGATTTCTTTAAGTAGTCATTCTTTGAAAGCTGCTCATTATCCTGACCACTTTGCATAATTCCTTTTACATCGTTATTTACTGCTTCAAAATTGGAATCAGTTATTTTAGCGTATTCATTAACTAACGTCTTATAACGATTGGCATTGGTAGTAAGGTTGTTGCCTTGTTGTTTGCTTGCTGACCTCTTAGGCTGACGTTGCTGGTCCTGTTGATGATATTCGTTAGTGTCAGCGTCCTTAGTATCATCAATCAGAAATAAACCATTAAGGGCGTATTTGCGTGCATAACTAGAAGCCGTACCAGTGATTTGGCTTTCATCCATTCCTTTCTTATTCAATGGTTCTCGAGCATATCCGGTTGAAGATGTTTGTTTGCCATCTTTATCAGTAAATGTTGCCGTTGCTTTGATATAGTGCCAATCACCAACCAATACTGGTTCATCTGATAGCTCCAAGTTATCTCCATACTTCTTTAATAGTGGTTTAGCCGCCTTGAGAATATCTTCGTTTGAGCGATAAGCATAATGGCCGAATTTATTAAACTGACCCTTAGGAGCCTTAAGCTCAAACTGTACTTCTGATAGAGTCATCGCTAATCCTCCTTTGTTACCCATGATCCTTTTTCATTGATGTGTTTAATTTCAATTCTTGATGGTTTAGCAACAACTTTTACGTCATCAACTAATTCACCATCGCTGTTAACAACATGTTCACCGTCTGGAGATGATAATGTTTTCTTTAAATCTCCCCAGCAGAGTTTATCTTCCTCAACATGTTTAACGAATTTGGTGCCCTTATATTGGTTAATCAATGCTTGTTTATCCGCAACTTGTAGGCTAGTTGATGGCTTACTTTGAACAATTCGTCCAAACGGTGAATCCTTGAACTCCCAATTAGGATCCTCATCAATCTGTTCTTGTGCGTACTGCATAGCGATTGACTTAAAATTATCTAGTTCAGCTTGAAGATCTTTAATTTGCTTTTGGTAGAATTCAATTGATTTTTCCATCATCTTTTTCTTGCCAGCAATTTCTTGTCGAACTTGTTCAGCCTTTTGAAACGTCCAAATCAAGCCCTGCTTGTCTTCAATTTGATAACGCTTTGGTTGATGTTCTTGCACTTCTTGGTCTCTTTTAACAGTATTAGTCTTCATCGTTATCCGCCTTTCTCATTGCATTGTAGGTATCTTGGCTGTACTCGTTACCGTCCTCAACTACGACTTCGTCCAAATGCAGCGGGTCGTTATCGGGATCGTGCCATTTCTTTTCTGCTTTTTTTAAGTCGTTATTCATTAAGCCCACCCCATTTCAACGCTTAAATGGTCATTCAGAATTTCTTTCATCGCAAAATATGCCATTAAATCGTTAACTTCATTCACGTGCAAACAGTGAGCGTTAGTAGTATCAAGCGTCATTAAATCCAATCCATCAATGCAGCCTTTGTAGTATGCAGCCATTGCAGGTGTTTCTTTTTCCATAATTTTCATCTATAATTACCTCGTAAGTTAAAAACCTAAGTTACTTATTTTGAGCGTGGGCATTGCGACTGCCTTCGCTCTTTTTTTGATCAATGTGGTTGAGTAGCAGTAGTAGTGCATAAATCATTGGGATAAATAATGCCCCGTCATATGCACCGATACTGGCGCAGTACATTGCCCATAGCCCTAAGAAGAATGCTATCAACCGTGAGTGCAGAACTTCGTTAATCATGACTTTTCACCACCTTCCTCTGTTACTTGATTTGTATTCTTTAGTCTTACTCGACGGGTTTGTATCGCCCCAACACTTCGTTTTATCTCTTGCGACAAATCCCTGTCGGATAATGTACTGGTTAAAACCTTTTTATCTTCCTCAGAAGTCCAAGAACGGGATTGGAACATTCCTGCTCCGGTTTGCTTCCGATACCTTCTCTTTTGGATAATTTTGGTTTTTCGCCACTTATCTAAATTCTTGTACTTACTTTTTCTCAGCATTTTTATTTTTTCCTTCTTGACAACTGTTAATTAACACAATCAGCATGGTGATTGCTACCGCTGTGAAAAATACTATCTTTGCCATGATTACCTCCTTATGCTGTCTTTGCTTTCCAATCAATGTCGTACTTATGCTCTTCCATCCACCGAGTAGCTTCGTAAGCAAAGATGGTTGTTGCCTTGATTCCTTTAATCTTGTGTGGTGCCAAACACCAGCCACCATGTATGTAATTAGTTTCTGGGAACTTATCAAAGATGAAAGTTCTTACCCAGTCGGCTGATTTGCCACCGCAACATTGCTTACGGAACTCGTCTATTGACCAAGTGATACCTTTTAGGTCATCCTTTGGTACAAGGTTCATCTTTTTAATTTCTTCCCGGATTGCTGAAGTAATCTGCTCATCCGGTATTGGAATTATTAACTGTTCCATCTAATCACCTCCGTTGCTTTGCTATAATCATCTCGATAGGAGGTGATTAAATTGAATTTAAATATAGAATTACGTCCATTGATGGAATCAGCTTGCCAAACCGCTCTTAAAAAGTTGGATAGAGACAACATTAAGATCGACATGACCAACCCAACAACTCTTATTAATTCCACAGCCGACTCTTGTACTAAGGAATTATCTAAGTACATCAATATGGAATTGAAAAGACAGTTGAGTGAAATTATTGGTCGTGCTTTGAAGAGTTGAATGAGCCTTTAACTACCGTTTTTCCGTCTAGGCTTACCGTAACTTCCTCAACAGGCATGTCTATATCAATTTCATCTGGTACACACTCAATCGTTAACTTGGGTTTGGCACCTGCTGGCATATCAAGTTTTAAGCTAGTAACACCATGCCCTAATTTTTGATCGTTAATGTATACCGCTGATTCAAACGAATAGCCACAATCATTTTGACTGGTTATTCGTTTTTTTATTTGTAATCTAATTGGTTTCATTCCACCGCCTCCTTGACTACAAATTAATATCAATTCATCAAATTCAAGCATTTTTTGAAGTGATTTTGTGGTTAGAAAGCGCAAAAAAATCTCATCTTCACTTACATCCAGAGCCTTAGCTAATTTGCTAACTTTATCAAATCTAGGATCTGTTTTTCCAGTTTCCCATTTTGATACTGCACCGTAGCCAACACCTATTAATTTTCCTAATTGTTCTTGGCTTAGCCCTTTACGAACTCGCAATGCTTTTAACTCATTTCTCATACCTTGCCCTCCTTTCAACAGTTTTTATATTACTACATTTTTTAATCAAAGTAAAGCCTTTAAATACATTTATTTATCATTTTAACTATAAAATTGTAGTTGCACTATAATTATAGTTAAAATGAAAGAAGGTTTAACAATGGAAACAGGGAGGATAATTAAAGACTTACGTAACGAAAAAAGATTATCGCAACGTGAATTAGCAAAGATTTTACATGTGTCACAGCAAACAGTAACATCGTGGGAAATTGGAAGATCAGATCCTAGCAGTAGTGCTCTTGAAGCCTTATCAGATTACTTCAACGTATCAGCTGACTATCTCTTAGGTAAAACAAAAGCTAGGAATCCAGAATCACATGATTTCTTTGATGTCATGTCTTTTGACGGTCAACCACTGGATGAACACGATAAAAAATTACTCGCTGATATTTACAGAACTATTCAGGCTAACAAGAAGAAGTGATCGTTATGAATGACATGGAGAAAATACAAGCCATGTTATCCGAACTTCACGTTAGCGTTGTGTACGGTCCTTTTCATGAACGTGGCTTTTATCATCCAGAAACAAACAACATCTATTTAAGTACCTTGCTAAATAAAACCGACCATAATTTTCATGAAACGTTTTTACACGAAGTTGCTCATGTTTCTAAGCATTATAATATGTTTGCCCTTTACAAGGCTTCAGAAGTTGCTCGTCTTAAAATGGAACATGAAGCTGAAGAATTTAGAATAGACTGCTTAGTTAGAGAGTATGTTGCTGAATACGGAACAGATCATGATATAGACATTTATAATTTTATGGATAATAACGACATCAATTCTTGGGACGAAAAGGATGTTCGTTCTGCCTTTAATAAGGAATACGAAAAATTGAATGAGGAGTAATTATAAGATGATTGCATTTACCGCTATTTGGTTACTGTTGGGATTAATTGCTATTTTAGTTCTGCTTACATTAGCAATTAAGAAAAAATTCAAGTGGAATTTTTTTGGATTGACTTTAGCTATTTACCTTTTACTTTCATTTATCTTTTTGGTAGTTGCCGGATCACCTTCGTCAACGAATTCCGCTAAGGAGTCTAACCAATCATCGCAACAATCAACGGTTAGAATTTTTAAATTAATATACAGCGATGACGATGACTATAACGGTGAAATCCATTTTGATTCTAATAAGGATGGAAAGTACACTGTTAAAATCAAAGGGCTTCAAAACGGTAAAGTAAAGCTAAAAAATGCAGACGACAGCCAAGAAAAGTTTAAAACACAGACTTTTACTATTAAGAAAGGTCAAACTCTAAAGATACCAATTACATTGAAGAGCGATGATCTAGTCCACAATTTTAAATTGGAAGATAGCAATGATAACTCTAAAAAATTTTCAATTTATAACGATTCTGATAGTGCCAATTCAATTATGAATTCAATGAGCGCCAGTGAATCGTCAGAAAGCGAAAACGATAAAACTAATAGTAATTTTGAAAAGGCATCAAAATTTGAATCACAATTAAACACAGCAATCGAAAAATCTAATGGTGCTATTAGTGATATTAAATGTGACATAAACCCGACAACCGGAAAAATTAACTCTGTAACATTTATTGTGGATGATAGTGTTGCCTACGCTGATAATAAAGATATTCAAAAAATTAGAGATAAGGCTGATTATGCGGTAAGCTCCATAGCTACACAGAATCACATTAAACATGTACCTGATACACACATTCAAACAGAATCTGGTCAAACACTTAAGTAAATTGAGGAAAATGTTATGAAAAAAATAACTTTATTATGTATTGCTGTTATTACCTGCTTATCACTCTCGGCATGTGGTAAACAGGCAACCAAAAAATCTGATTCATCAAGTAAATCAAGTAGTAGCAAAGTTGTTAAAAAACACAAAATTAAAGATGCTAAAAAGGACAAGAAGCAAAGTCAAAGTACTCAATTAAGTCCTTCTGCTTCGTCTGTTTCACAAAATAGTCAGGAAACTAGTGATAACGATAAAATAGAAAACACTCTAAATCAGCCCTACAAAGGATACGCAACTTATCGTGACTATCTGAATGCTAATGGTGGTGATCCTGACGTTCAACGTCAAACAGACGAGATGCAAACACAATGGGAGATCCAAAACGGCTATGCTAACCCTGACGGAACACCGACTGCTAAAGGGCAAAGCGTTATTGATGCATATAATAACGGAGAGTTTGGTAATTAATTTTAAACCGGTCGAAATCGACCGGTTTTAAAAAAAGGACATTAAGAACGTACGTACGAAAGAAGGTATCATAATGGCTCAAATAGTCAAACGTGGTAAAAACTATATGGTGCGAGTGACGTGGCGTGACGCTTCTGGTAAGCAACATAAGAAGTCAAAATCAGGGTTTAAGACTAAGTCAGCAGCACGGGAGTATGGTGCAAAATTAGAAATTCAAAAATATAATGGCGTTCTAACCTCACTTAACCCCACGTTCTTAAAATACTATCAGGACTGGTACGACACTTATAAGAAAAATAACGTCTCAACAGCAACCACTAAATTCTATAGTTACTGCATCAACGTTATTAATCAGTATTTTGGCAATTCTAAGCTAGAAAACATCACAAGGAGGCAGTACCAGTTATTCATCAACGAGTTCGGTAAAAGCCATTCAAAGCCAACCGTCAGCAAGGTTAATAGCTACCTTAAAACTTGTGTTAAATCTGCAATGGCTGACGGAATCATTCATAAGGACTTCACTGCTAATGCGCAATTAGTGTGGAATGATGAGAATGTCAAAAAAGTACAGTATCTTAACATTGATGAGTTGAACAGATTAACTAACGCCCTGGAATTTAAGTTGACCCCCTATTTCACAACTCGGTATATGATTTTGACAGCAATTTATACTGGAATGCGATTATCTGAAATTGCTGGGTTAACTTGGAACGATGTTAATTTCAGCTTTAAAACGATCACAATCAACAAGTCATGGAACTATCTTTCAGGAACACCAGACAATCCATTCAAGCCAACCAAAACGCAATCATCAAATAGAATTATCCACGTTAACGATGAACTTCTTGACCTGCTATCACAGTTAAAAGGCAATAATGAACAGCTTGTCTTTATGAACCCGACTTACGGTAAAATGCCCGGCTCTTCATCTGTTAACCGTACGTTGAGAACGTTTCTAAAGAAGTGCAACATTGACAAGCCTAACTTTCACTTTCACAGCTTACGTCACTCTCATGTCGCTTACTTGCTAGCTCATAACGTTCCATTATATGCAATAAGTAAAAGGTTAGGGCACAGTAATATCACCACAACCGCTAATCGGTATGCTTATTTAATTGACGAATACAAAAAAGAAGGAGATAAGCAAATCGACAATGCACTTTCACAAATTGGTGTCCCGAAAAGTGTCCCAACTTCAAAATTGGTAATGAAAGATAATAACTAG